GGTTTCACAAGCCAACGAGGAAGGAGCTACTGATGAACCACCTGCCGGTGTTCGAAGACACCACGTGGAGATCTACTCGTCATCGCGGTAGGCTTCAATGGTTCACTAACATCACATGGGCGGGTCACGATTACCGCATCGTGCTGACGTTGGGAACCAAGAAAGTTTACGTGGATTTGCTTTCTGGGCATTCGCACCGAATGACGATGGTAGCTGACATGTTTCGTACCCGACTCGATGAGCTTGAGCGCTTCGCGTTTGATAGTGTGGTATACTATCTCTCGCAAGCAACGCCCCTTGTGGACGCCATCCAAGAACCGCTGCCTTTTTGGCAGCACTGAACAGAAAGGCGACTCTAATGAGTGCTGAGATGACCGTTACCGGCAACCTGACCCGCGACCCGGAGACCGCCAAGACCAAGAGAGGAGAGTTGATCGTCCGTCTTGGTATTGCCGCTACCCGTCGTCAGTTCGACAAGAAGACGAATGAGTGGACCGACGATGGTGAGCCGCTTTACCTGAACGCTTCTTTCTTCGGTGATTCTTATGAGTACATCACCGATCTGGTGTCCAAGGGCGATCAGGTGACCATTACTGGATCCCTCGTTCTTCGCGGTTGGGAGTCGAAGAATGGTTCCGGCCAGTCTCTCGAGATTCGTTTCCCGAAGTTCCTGGGCTACATGAAGAAGGGGGATCGCGCTTCGCAGAGTAACCGGCACTACCGTCGCTGACCACACCCCCACGCCCGGGGTCGGAGCTCTTTCCGGCCCCGGGCCTTATTTAGAGAGGCTAAGAAATGGCTAAGCTTGAGAAGCCTACGGATCTTGCAGGTTGGCGTGATTATGCTCGCCGCTTGGAGGCCCGTGCTTCTCGTAAGATCACTCAGATCGAGCGGGGTGTCTACGCCCCTGCCGCCCTGAAGCCCATCCATGCTCATATCAACCCCGAGACGGCCACTAGGATCGCTCATACGGGCCTTGATCCGCGTAAGGGTACCCCGGCAGTAGCCCGCATGACTAAGGCCCAGGTTGAGGCTCACGCGCATCGTCTGGAGGAGTTCATGGCCCCTAACGTCTCCTACTTCGCCTCCGCGTCGGGTAAGCCGATCTCCGCTAAGGCGATGCTGAAGTACCAGTACTCGATCAATAGGAGTAATGCGAAGGTTCAGGACTATGTTTCTTCGGTTCAGGGGACGGTTATTCCGTGGCGTGGTGATGAACAGTTCGGTAGGATTTTCGATCCTAAGAAGCCGCATGAGAAGTATGGTCCCACTTCTTATGATATGAAGGAGCATAAGCCGCTCTCCCCCAAAGCATTCCAGTCGGAGGAGTCGGTTATGAGGGCCACCGCTAAGAATATGGAGAAACTGACTACTCGGTATGATGAGCGGAATATGAAGGGTATCAGGGACAATATTCGTAAACTGATCGATGGCTCTGGTGACCCTGACATGTATGTTGTTCTCGACTTACCCGATGACGTTCTGAAGCTCATGTGGACGGTTGATTCCACTTTCGCTAACGCTCTGCGTTTCCGTTATAAGAGCAATCAAGATTTCGAGGAGGGTGGGGACTCGAAGCACGAGTTCGATATTCAATCCGCCGATCACGAGGACAAACTTTCAGGAAGGGACTTGTACAATTATGGCACGCAAATCGAGATCAACTCGGAAGAACCATCCGAAGCCAATCGTAGTAGCCGACTTCGAGACCGCGCAAGAAGAGCCTTCAGACGGAAGTCTTCCCGATAGGACGTGGGTCTGGTTATGGGCCACCGCCGGCGTTTTCGATTCGGAACTCGATCTTGTTGGCAATTCCATTGATTCGTTCATGGAGTATGCTCTTGAGTCGGGGAAGCTCATCTACTTTCACAATCTGAGGTTCGACGGTAATTTTATCATCTACTGGCTTCTGACTCATGGGTACCGCCATTATGAGGGTGAGTCCCACTCCCCCGATAGTGGGTCGTTCTCCACTGTCATCTCTTCGGAGGGTCAGTTCTACAAGATCACCGTGGTAACCCTTGACGGTATTATTACCGATTTCCAGGATTCTTTGAAGAAGATTCCACTTTCCGTCGCCGCCATGGCTAAAGCATACGGCCTTGAGATGGAGAAGGGGACGATTGATTACAAGAAGGTGCGTTATCCCGGACACGTCCCCGAGATCGATGAGGTGCGTTATGTCCGTAATGATGTCCGCATTGTGGCTGAGGTTCTCCGTCACCAGTACGAGGAGGGGCTCGATTCGATGACGGCCTCCGCGGACGCTTTGAAGCTGTTCAAGGCGTCGATCGGTGGTGAGGATGAGTTTCGGAATATGTTCCCGGAGTTGACTTCGGATGAGGATGCTGCGGCTCGTGCCGCCTACCGTGGAGGGTTCACGTACGCTGATACTCGTACGGCGGGTAGGATCGTGGGTGAGGGTATCGTCCTGGACGTTAATTCCCTCTACCCGTCCGTCATGCATGACCGTCCTCTCCCCTGCGGGTTCCCTCACAAGGCGGATTGGATTCCGGAGGACGATGATGTTCTGTACATCGCCACGTTCAATTTCACGGCGAAGTTGAAGTCCAATGGTATTCCGTGCATTCAACTCCGCAGGTCTTATTGGGCATGCCCGAATGAGTATCAGAGGGTGATCCCGGAGGTCACTGAGATGCGTTTGACTTCCGTGGATTGGAAGCTGATCAATGACATGTACGATGTGGATCTTGTTTCTATTCATGATGTGACGGTGTTCGACAGGTGCGAGCATGTATTCGATAAGTACATCGATGGGTGGATGATGGTTAAGGAGAACAGTACTGGCGGTAAGCGGCAGATCGCGAAGCTGATGTTGAATTCCTTGTACGGCAAGTTCGCCTCCAGAGTTGTTCATGACAAGAAGGTGCCGTATTTGGAGGATGACAGGGTCAAGTACGAGTTCGTGGGTGACGAGAAGGGGTCCAAACCGGTTTACACTCCTCTGGGTGTGTTCATCACTGCGTGGGCGCGTGACAAGACTATCAGAGCTGCTGCGGTTAATCATGATCGTTTCTTGTACGCTGACACAGATTCTTTGCATCTTCTGGGCACTACTCCCCCGGATAACCTTGAGATTCACAATACCCACCTGGGGGCATGGAAGATCGAGGAGGTGTTCGATAGGGGTATTTTCGTGCGGGCGAAGCAGTATTGCGAGGAGAGTGAAGGTGTCCCTGACACGCATATCGCGGGCCTTCCCCGTTCGTGGGCTCATAAGATCACCCCGGATGATCTTCTGTCCCCTCAGCGCTGGTATGGTAAACTGGTGCCGAAGGTGATCTCTGGAGGGACGTACCTGACGGAGACTCACTTCACGTTCGCACCAGTTAAGAAGGAGGCGTGATGTCCGAGAGGATGGAAACGGTTTCGTTAGCTCTTCCCAAGTGGGTCAATGAGTTTTACGAGGAGGCTCATTGGGAAGTTCGCATGAAGAAGAGTGCATTGATGAGAGAGGTGCTGCTCGGGTATGCGAAGGCGAAGATCGCGGAGAGGGCCGAGGCGTCGCACCCCTCCCCCGGCCCGTTCGAGGATGAGTGAGGTTCTTTCTGGCCTCTGGGAATGTTTCACGTGAAACACTCGACCCTGCGCGAGCGGGGATGATCCCGACAAGGCCGACAGTGCTGGCGCCAAGATGCCGTACACCTTGCGTAAGCGGGGCTATCACTGCGTGGTATACTTACAACGCTCAGACTTTGAGGATAGCTAGCCGGTGACGTTGCGGGTGTCTACCGCCGGATGATACCGGACCCGCGACAGTGAGTTGGTCGCTCCGCCGAGGCGCCTCGACAGTCTGTGATAGTATGGACTATGAGTGGAACCCCGCTCATAGTCCATACGTTTCGTGGAGGTATCATGGATTTTGAAGGTCTCCTTCAGTCTCTGATCAATCCTGGCGAGGATGGGCCGTCGGAGACGATCTACGATGATCTCCGCGCGGCCTATAACACTGTCCGGGACAAGGCCGACAGTGCTGGCGCCAAGATTTCGGAGCTGACTGACTCCAACTCTGCTCTGTCCAAGACTGTCGATGGTTTGAAGAGCAAGAACTACGACTTGCTCGAGGCCATCGGCGCGGGCGGGGACAACGCCGGCGACACCGAGTCGCACGGTGACGACACGAGCGATGCTGACGACGGGGACGACGGCAGCATCGCCTCCTTCTTTTCCAAGCCTAAGGAGGCCTGACCATGACGCTCCCCAGCGGTCGCATTCGCGACTTCGATAACATCGAAATCCTGAACCGGATTCGCAACGATGCCACTTCCGATTACCAGCGGCGCATCCCCGCTGCTACTAAGGGGTCTGTTGCCGACGTCGTTCAGCAGCTGACGTCGTACACGCCTCATTTCAATGAGTTCACCGACGCGCTGATCAACCGTGTCGGTACGTACATCACCCGCGATATCACGTGGAATAACCCGCTGCGCGAGTTCAAGCGGGGGATGCTGAATTTCGGTGACACGATCGAGGAGGTGCAGACGGGTCTGGTCTCCTCCTACACCTACAACTCTGAGCGGGACTACATGGAGAAGGATATCTTCGGCGCTCACAAGCCGAATGTTGCCTCCCAGTTCCACACGGTGAACCGCCAGGAGTACTACAAGATCACGGTGAACCGCGACCAGCTTCGCCGAGCGTTCCTGGACGAGTCGGGTTTGCAGAATTACCTGAGCCAGATTCTGGCGTCTCCGACGACTTCCGATCAGTGGGATGAGTTCCTGCTGACTTGCTCGTTGTTCGCCGAGTACGAGAAGAATGGAGGCTTCTACCATGTGAAGGTCCCCGACCTTCGGAGCCTGACCGCGACTGAGACGGATGCGAAGCAGCTGATCAAGCGGGTTCGTGCGATGACGGACAACCTGACGTTCTTGTCCCGTCAGTACAACGCGGCGCGTATGGAGACGTTCGCGAAGCGTGAGGATCTGATCCTGATCGTCACCCCTGAGGTGAAGGCGAACATCGATGTCGAGGCCCTGGCTGCGGCGTTCAACCTGTCCCCTGTCGACATGTACGCCCGGGTGATTCCGGTTCCTGCCGAGCAGATGGGGATCGATAAGGCTCAGGCGATTTTGACGACGAAGGATTTCTTCGTCATCGCGGATAATCTCCTGGAGAACACTAGCCAGCCGAACCCGGTCAGTCTGGGCACGAACTATTTCCTGCACCACTGGGAGGTTATCTCCACGTCCCTGTTCGTCCCGGCGGTCATGTTCTGGACCGGCGATGATGATCAGAACATTCGCGTCCGTCCTGGCGCCAACCTGGCCCTGGGTGGTTACACCGCTACTCAGGAAGGTAAGCCCGTGGGTGCTGCTAACAAGGCGATTCCGGGCGGTAACGTCGAGGTGACGTTCGCTGTGACGGGTGACAACACTGACGGTCTTGAGCTGGGTATCGACTACACCGTGTCGGGCGCGAACTCTCAGCGTACGAAGATTGACAACGAGGGCATCCTGCACCTGGGTCAGGATGAGGATGCCGACGCGGTTACTGTGACGGCCACGCTGGTCTACCGCGACAGTGCTGACGTGAAGAAGACGATCGCTTCGAAGACTGCGTCGATCGCCGTCGACAAGGCGAAGGCCGTGAAGGTCTGGCCGAAGAAGTGACAGCGGCTCCTGCGTGTGGTACACTGGTGCCGTGGGCAGGGTAGCCCGTCGGTGAGGTCCTTCCTCCTTTCTGCCTCACCGGCGATGGGCCGGTCCGGGTCGAGTTTGAGCTCCCCGGGCCGGCCCTTTAACCTATGTGCTATACTCTATATATGCCTACAGCTTATGACCCGCCGGAGGATATCGGCTCGTTCGGGATGGGCTTCGACTACTCCGTCTGGTCCCCCAATACTGAGGTGTACCTGACGAACGTCGTTTGGGATCAGGAGTACCGCGACGTCGTCTGGTATGACAACTATGACGAGGCGTTCAACGCCATCGTCAACGAGTACTCCTCGCGCATCGAGGTGAAGTCCCTGACCTACTGCGCTCAGGGCGCCCCGATCCGGATTCCGATCCCGTTCTCGAAGGCCAACCAGTACAACTACCTGGTGGCTCGTAACAACCGTGATGCTTATAATTCGCGGAATACATTCTTCTACTTCATCACGTCCGTCGACTATATCGCCCCCGCCACCACTCAGATCACCGTCCAGTTGGACGTGTGGCAGACGTACATGCATCAGTTCAATGTGCGCCGCTCCTACTGCGAACGCTCCCATATGGCGATCGCCGCCGAGAACGGTTGGGATTACTACGGTCAGAAGTACATGACGGTGCCGGAGGGTCTGGACCTGGGTTCGGAGTATCAGATCGTCGACGTGAACCGGAAGGTCATCGCCTCCACACCCAGCGCCGGCAAGATCGACACAGCCAACTTTGACATCATTATCGCGTCGACGGTTGACCTCACCCAGCCCTACGGGGATGAGAAGAATCCGACGTTCACCGCGTCGAAGGGGAGCTTCGCCGAGGGTGTGCCGAACGGGACCTCGATTTATGCGATGAAGGCGGATTGGTTCCGCGTCTTCACGAACGCCATGTCCCTGGTGCCGTGGGTGTCTCAGGGGATCGTGTCGATCACGGCGATCCCGAAGGGTGTCATCAACTTCGATGAGATCAAGGATCTGAAGGTCAAGCTGCCGGGCACGTCCGGCGTTGACCCGAAGGGTGGCGACACGCGCATCTCTCGGCAGGGTGCCGAGGTCTATGACCTTGAGAAGGGGATCGGGGAGAAGGGTCTCGTCAACAATAAGTCGATCACCCTCACCGACAAGTTGCGCAAGGACGATATTCTCCCGGCCCGGTACCGGCACCTGTGGAAATTCTGGACCAGTCCGTACCTCCTGGTGGAGGTGACCACGTTCTCCGGCACTCCCCTGCTGCTCAAACCGGAGATGATCCAATCGGCGGGCCTGGCGGTGACTCAGTGGTCTCACGTGGTGCCTCCGAATCCGCGCATCATGTTCACGGTGAATTCGCTCGGCCAGCGCACCCGCGGGCACATGGACCAGTACGACGGGTGGTCGGAGCACTTCGACGTGATGACCGGGTTCACGAACCTGCCGACGTTCAGCCTCACGAACAACTCCTATTTGATGTTCCAGGCCCAGAACGCCCATTCGATCGCCTACCAGCATCAGAGCGCCGAGTGGTCGCAGCAGAGGGCCCTGCACGGTGCCCAGACCCAGTTCAACCAGGCCAACGCGGCTATCGCCCAGGCGGGCCAGCAGACGGCTCTGAACAACTCCTGGAACCAGGACATCGCCGGCTACAACGCCCGCATGGGCCTGCAGAAGACGGGTATCGGCGTCGGCGGTCAGGTGATCGGGTCGACCCTCATGGGGCTGGCCAACGGCGGCCCTCTGGGCGCCCTGGCGGGTCTCGGCGGGTCCGCACTGTCGGGCGCCTCGACGATGGCTCAGGCGGGTATGACCTACTCCCAACAGGTGAACACGGCGCGCATGTCCGCTGAGCAGGCTTCCGCGCTGACGAACCTGAACCAGGGGTACATGCGCTACAACGCGGACACGAACCTGGCCTACGCCAAGTACGCGGCGAACGGCGATTACGCGAACGCCATCGCCGGCATTAACGCCCGTGTCCAGGACGCCCAGACGATCGCCCCGACGACGTCGGGCCAGGTCGGCGGGGATGCTTTCATGCTGGCCGCCGAGTCTTGGAGCATCGTCGAACGGTTGAAGTTCATCCCCGAGGATGCGGTTAGGCGCATCGGAGAGTTCTGGCTCCGGTACGGGTACGCGATGAATTCGCCCGTGGTGCCCCCTGGGGACTTCCGGTGCATGGAGCATTTCACGTATTGGAAGATGGCGGAGATGAACATCTCCCGGTCCACGATGCCCGAGACGTTCCGCCAGACGATCAGGGGTATTTTCGAGAAGGGTGTCACCGTGTGGCACAAGGACCAGACGATGATCGGTCGCATCGACTGGGCTAACAACAAGCCGCTCAAGGGGATCATATGGTGAAACGAAACGGTGAGAGGGATTGGGTTCGCAAGGAGATCTACGAGCCTTTCGTCAACGGCGGGCGTTTCAAGAATAACCCGTCGATCAACCGTGAGGCCCTCCTGGTCCGCATGTACAAGCGGATCATGTCGGAGATGTGCGTGAACCGGTTCTCCTGGTCGGGCCTTCCGGACACGGTGGACCGCCGCTACTTGGAGGCCACTCTCATGTACGACGGGTTGGCCGTGTTCTACTTCGACGAGGAGTTCGACAGGTTCATGGCGCTTCGGGCCACTGGGCTCGGTCAGGTGAACATGTATGATAACCCGACGAATTTCACGGTGTACGGGAACCAGGTGTTCTCCAAGACTCTGGACGCCAGGCATTGCGTTCCGATCTGGTCGAACTATCTGAGGGAACCGGATTGGGACATCATCGACATCTATTCGCAGAGGCTGGCGGCGTTCGACCGCACGCTCGAGGTGAACATGCTGTCCGCCCGTCACCCGTTCGTGTTCTCGGTGGATAACAACGAGTACCAGTCGTTCGTGAACGCGTTCCGCAAGGTCGCTGAGGGTCAGCCGGTCATCTTCGGCACTGAGGCGCTCTCCCCTGCGGCGCTGGCGGAGAAGGTGACCATGTTCGACGTCGGGTTCAAGCCGCATCAGATTCAGGACGTGATGGAGGCCAAGGTCAAGACCTGGAACGAGGCGCTGACGCTTCTGGGGATCATGAACGTCAACTCGGAGAAGCGGGAGCGGATGGTGGCTGAGGAGGCCAGCGGTTCCTCCGGCCAGGTTCTGGCGATGCGCGCCGTCGCCATGAATGCTCGCAAGTACGCGTGCGAGCATATTAATCAGATGTACGACTTGCATGTGGATGTGAGGTGGAACCTTGACGAATCTCAGCCCGCGGATGCTCAGAACGCTATGCTTGCCGCGACCGCTCTCGGGGGTATTGGAGATGCTCTCGACAAGGGGAACCCCGATTTGGGGACGACTGATCAGCAGGAGTTGAACCCGAACAATGGCTGATTACACGCTCGAGCTGCGCAAGGTGGTGGAAATCGTCGGTCCGTTGAATGTCGGTTTGAACGAGTATCCGATCTTCGACGAGTCCTACAGGGATTCTTTGAACCAGAAGATCCTGGACCACTACTGGTACAACGAGATCGCGCATGAGTCGATCGACATGTTCATCCATCAGTTGAAGGTGAAGATGAACGAGATCATGCCGTTCTACAACCAGCTGTACGAGTCGGAGCTGGTCGATTTCGACCCGATGGTGACCCATGACGTCCATTCGACGGGTGATTCCACGCAGGACACCACCCAGGACATGCACACGAAGCAGAACGCGGAGCAGACTCTGTCCAGCGATTCGCGCGTGTCCTCCTCGGAGGAGTCGAAGGCTCGCACCGTCCAGTCGCAGATGCCGCAGACGCGCCTGTCCGGTCATGACGACTATGCGACGGCGGCCAACGACACTTCGTCGAAGGGGTCGGGTCAGAACCATTCCAATTCCGCGACGCAGGATCAGCAGAAGAGGACCTCCGACACCGCGTCGACGACGGGAACCAAGGCGGGGAATGTCACACGGTCGTGGGGGTATAATACTCCTAAGGCCGACCTCCTCCAGAAATGGCGCGAAACCTTCCTCAACATTGACATGTCCGTTATCTCGGAGTTGGGAGGCCTATTCATGCAAATCCGATCTTCAGGAGACGAGTACGTGAACGGATGGGGCTATGGACTATATTGATAACAAGTACCAGCTGACCCCTGGTGATTACAGGGTCACGAACGTCACGCCGTTCACCTACCGCGACGGGTACACCTACCTCCAGCTCATGGAGGAGATGCGCTCGTGGGTGAGCGAGGGCCTGGTCAACCAGTTCTCCGCGAAGATGCAAGGGTTGGCCTCCGACTACAATTCCGCCGTCTCCAGACTCCTGGTGGACGTGCGCAAGGAGATGGAGGGCTACCACGCCCTCCCCTCCCAGGTTCGCGAGATGCTGTCCGCCGCCATCGCCAAGTACGACGACGAGTTCAACACGTTCGAGAACGACCTGAAGGCACTCGTCAAGAAGCACTTCGAATCGGATGAGGCGCATGTCTTCAACTGGCTTCGCGGAGAGAGCTCCACCCTCCAGGAGCTCATCGACGACATGCATAACCGGTACACGGTCGGCGGCCTCCTCGCCGAGGACTTCAGCCAGCTAGGGCTCACCGCCCAGGAGCTGGAGGACGCGCCGCTGACCATCTCCGAACTGGAGACGATCGGCAAGTACGTGATGCCGGCCCTGTCCCCGAACTACGGGTTCTCCCCGGTGACCGGGCAGTACAAGCGCGTCATAGACATCGTCTATGACGTCTACGAGGCTCAGTTCAAGGGCGGTGACCAGATTACCTCCAAGGACCTGAACTACATCGATAATCTGAACATCCCGGACCTCCAGCGCATGGTGGTCTCCTGACAGAGAGGCAGGCTCAATATGCCCGCAACCAACAAGACAGAGAACTTCAACCTGCCGCTCTACGTGGCGTCTGACCACTTCAGTGTGCTGGGTGACTTCAACTCCGCCATGAAGGAGATCGACAAGGGCCTGGGCGGTGCGACCGTCACCGCCAAGGCGGCGTCCCGTGACGCGACGAGCGCTCTGACGACGGCGAACGCCGCGTCCGATGACGCTCACAGCGCCCGTGAGGCGGCCCAGTCGACCCTGTCGGTGTCGTCCCAGGCGAAGGCCGACGCGACCCGCGCGTTCGACATGGCGACGAAGGCGACCACCGCCTCCGAGACGGCGAACACCTCCGCCATTGAGGCGAACAAGGTCGCCTCGTCGGCGGCCGCCAGGGCCAAGGAGGCTCGCGACCGGGCCGACGCCGCCCTGGACACCGCGAACGCCGCCAACACGGCCTCCATCGACGCCAAGACCACCGCGAACGCGATCTCCGGTCAGGCGGTTCAGGCGACCCAGGCGGCCAACAGGGTCGGCGCCCTGCACAAGCGGTTCAAGGAGGTCACCGCCGGGTCGGGTGACCGCACGCTGTCGACCCCCGAGGAGCGCCCCGTCACGGTCATGGAGTTCGACCTGGACTTCGACGCCGACGACGTGTGGATCATCGTGGCGATCATGCGTCACACGGTCCACAACGTTCAGGACACGCACTTCGACATTCGTGTTACTGGTCCTAAGGGCCAGCGGCGTTGGAGTTCCTTCGTCGCCGGTTACGGTCCGTGGCCCGAGGCGATGGTCTACTCGCAGGGGACGGGTATCTTCGAGGCCTTCGAGGGCCCCGGCCGCTACCACATCGAGACCGTGTTCCTGACCGACAAGAATCACTCGACTCGGTTCGACCTGTCGAACTGCATGATGCGCGCCCACTGATCTGAGCCGTATCAACCGCGGGGCGTCGGGTGATCCTCGGCGCCCCGCACCTTATAGGAGGAACTTATGGCATGGGATGACAAACATAAGGCGTGCATCATCGCAACCCTGGCCACTGTCGAGGCCGGGTTCAACTACGGCATCATCACCGCTCCCGACACACTGTCGCTCGGTATCGGGCAGTGGACGCAGGGTCGCGCCTACGACCTGCTGCAGCAGTTCCCCGACAAGAACGTGTTCGGCCCCACGATCCGCTCGTGGCTGGCCGCGGGCAAGGGCACGTGGACGATGGCCCGCAAGTACCAGTCCCTGGGCGGCACAGATAGACAGAAGCTATCAGCTGCGCTGGCCTCCGAAGAAGGCAAGAAGATACAGAACAACCAGATGCGCAAAGACCTGGAGGACGAATACATCCCCAGGCTCAAAGCCATCGGGCTCGACTCGGAGAAGTACACCGAGGCCGGCATGCTCCTCATCGTCGTCATGCACCGATGGGGCAACTACGCGCGTATCCTCAACAGACTCGTAGCCAGCGCCGGGTCGGCACCCACCCTCGACTCCATGGCCAACGCCATCAAAGCCTCCGGGGAGTGGTACGCCGTCGGACAGCGGTACGTCATCGCCTACCGGATGATCAAGAACCTCGACACGAAGGGCATCACCCTCGCCCCCGGCGACTCCGGCGGTGACAACTCCAAGGACGGCGAGGACAAGGCCAAGGAGGAGAAGAAGATCAAACACGCCCGGACGGATGGATCCGGCGTACTGCGCATCTACATGTCGGACGGTTCCAACGCCGCCGCCTACCCCACCGTGGGCGGGTTCTGGAAGGCCAACGGCGCCGACCAGAAATCGGATGACGGAGACGACAAGAAGGGCGACGGCGGCGGCGGAGGCGGCGGCGGCGACTCCGGAAAGATCGGCGAGATGACGAAGCTCGCCAAAGCCTCCATCGGCAAATACGTCTACCACCAGTGGTACGAGCCCAGACTTCACCCCGACAGGTCCGGCGTCACCGATTGCTCGGGGTTCGTATGGTGGCTGTACAATAAGGTCATGGGCATGGACATCGGCAAGGGTGGCACCACCGTGCTCATGTCCGAAGGTGGGAAGGTCATCGCCGAAGGCGGCGGGCGGTTCAACGCCACCAGCCAGATCAAGGAGGGCGACCTCATCGTCTGCCGCTGGTACTCCGGTGGAGGTCATGTCGAATACTGCTGCGAGACGGGGAAGGACACCATCATCGGACAGCGGGGCCCCGACGGCGTCCGCGGCCCCGCGTACGGGCACGCCACATCCCTGTTCGGCGGCTGCCGGTGGAAGCTGAAGCGATATGTCTAAGAAATTCGACTACTACTCGTTCGACAAGATCCTCTCACGCAACGCCGTGTTCAACATGGTCATGGGCGCCCGTGGTGTCGGCAAGTCCTACGGCGCCAAGAAGTACGTGCTCAAGCGGGCGATAGAACGGGGGGAGGAGTTCATCTACCTGAGGCGGTACAAGACTGAGCTGAAAACTCGCGGCAGCTTCGTCGCCGACGTCGCCCACGAGTTCCCCGAGCAGGAGTTCGAGGTCCGCAGCGGTATCCTCTGCTGGCGCAACAAGGGCGAGGACAAGGACGCCTGGCGGAAGGCCGGATACTTCCTGGCACTGTCCACGTCGGCGCAGCACAAGAGCACGCCGTATCCGAAGGTGACGACCATCATCTTCGACGAGTTCATCATCGAGACCGGCACCATCCATTACCTGAAGGACGAGGTCAAAGCACTCCTCGATTTCTACTCCACGGTGGACAGGTATCAGGACCGCACACGAGTCCTCATGCTGTCCAACGCCATCTCCATCATGAACCCGTACTTCATCAAATGGCATATCACCCCGTCGCCCGGCAAGGAGTTCATCACCTACGGGGACGGGTTCGTGGCAGCCCAGTTCGTGGACTCGCATCGTTTCGCCTCACAGGTTGCCACTACACGCTTCGGCAAGTTCGTGACGAGTTTCGATGAGGAGTACGCCGACTACTCGATCGATAACACGTTCGCCGACAATACAAGCCAGTTCGTGCGGCGCAAGTCGGGGAGGGCCGAGTACATGTTCACCGTCAAGACAGACCTTGGCACCTTCTCCTTGTGGATGGACTGGGGGACACTGTTCTGCCAGCAGAAGAGACCTCGGGTCGAGAAGGTGTATAATACCAATAAGATGGCTCTCCGGGAAGGCGAGGTTCTTATGAGTTACAGCGACAAGATCGCCGAGATGCTTCGCAGCTCCTACCGGAAGGGACGAGTCTTCTTCGACTCACCACAGTCGCGCAACGCTTTCGCTGAGATATTCGTGAGGTGATTAATGGGACACGGACCGGGATTCTTCATCGACCTGCAAGCTCTCATCACAGCTACCACCTCATTCGTCACTATCGGAGGGTTCGCTGCGTGGGTCAACAGCAGGATGAAGAGACTCAACAATCTTCTTGACGACTGGAACGGGGTGCCCGCCAGACCGGGCGTGCCCAGACGTCCAGGCGTCATGGAGCGACTCGAGAAGATCGAGTCGAAGATCGACAAACAACGTGAGGAGAATTGGTATGACCGCTCTCAAAGGATTGGTTGACCCCAAGGTGCGCCAGTACCTGTACAGGGTCGCTATCGCCGGCTGCGGTGTTCTCGCCGTCAAGGGCGTCCTGACCAAGGATGTCATCGACGTCATCACCCCGTTCCTGGCGGCTCTTTTCGCCGTCGCGGACGCCAACGTGGAGACCTCCCCCGAGGCCTGAGATGAGCCTTCAGTCGGACGCCTCTCAGATCGCATGGGACATCACTCAGAACCCGTGCGTGGGTTACTCGCAGCCCGAGCGCCTGACGATCTGGAACCTCCCCTCCCCCACCTCTCAGGCGGTCAACGTCAACGTCGACTGCTCCGAGCTGGTGGTGTACTGCTTCAACAATGCCGGCCTGCCAGACCCGCTGCCCAAGTCCATGTGGACCGGCAACGAGGTTGCGTGCATGACCGAGCGGGGCTTCACCGCCGAGGAGTGGTACCCCGGCATGCCTGTCGAGGACGGGGATGTTCTGCGATCCGACGGGCACACAGCCATCGTGTGCAACGGTTGGATCTGCGAGGCATGGATCAGCGAGTTCGGCGACATCGACGGATACGCCGGAGACCAGACGGGTGGCGAGGTCAGGTGCGCATGCTCCTACCTCAACCATCCGCTCACAATAGGTGGCCAGTGGACGCACCGGATCAGATACGACGGTTCCTACTACGCAGAGGATGATCTCGATATGTCGGAGAACACCGATCTCCTGAGGGAGATCCGCGACAGGCTCGTTGAGGTCTCGGACCAGACTGGCGCCGGTATTGCCGGGCGCCGCTGGGACGGCCCCATCGTCAGCCAGCTCAAGGACGCCAACACCACCCTGAGCAGCCTTGTTGACACGTTCAGTCCTGGTAAGGAGGGCGTCCGCAACCCCGGCTCCGCCTTCTACCTACTGTTCCAGATCAGCGACGGCATTCAGAAGGTTGCCAAAAAGCTCGCCGGGGGTGAGGGCTAACCATGAGTGCGATCCTGACCGGCCGCCTCACAGACGCGGCCGGTCGGGACGCCGCCGGCACACTGACGGTGGCGCCCGACCCACGAGTGGTGACGACCGCTGCTGGCGTCATCGTCAAACCCTTCACGGTGGACGTGGAGGGCCAGTTCAGCGTCCCCGTCGAGATCGCGGGCCCATACACGAACCCGCCGGAACCGTGGACGCACCATATTCTTCTCAAGCGGGGGAGGGTGAAGGTCCTCGACCTGCACGCCCCGTTGCACGACGGCACCAACCTGCTGTCGCAGCTCGTCGCCCACGAGCCCGTGTCCCCGCTTCACACCACCCAGATCGAGATCGACGTCGCCAAAGCCCGCGACCAGATGATGAAGATCAGGGACGACATCGCCAAGGGCATGATCCGAGGGCCCGTCGGCCCGCAGGGACCCAGGGGCCCCGTCGGCGACCCGGGCCCCGAAGGACCCAAAGGCGAACGCGGCAACCGCGGACCTTCCGGGCCCCGGGGCGACGTGGGACTCCGAGGGCCCGAAGGCAATCCGGGACCTCCCGGTAGAGATGGGCAGCGGGGCCTGCCCGGCCCCAAGGGCGAACCCGGCCCCATCGGACCCAAGGGGGACAAGGGTGAGCGGGGAGTATCGGGAGACAGTGGGCCTGCAGGACCCATGGGCCCGCAAGGGCCGACCGGCGCTAAAGGAGACCCTGGTGCGAAAGGTCCCCAGGGCCCCATCGGTCCCACTGGTCCCGCAGGACCGACCGGTCCCAAGGGCGATCCTGGCCCTGCCGGCCCTGCCGGGAGCGGAGTCGACCCGCTCGACGACTACTGGAAGATGGGCACGAACTGGGTGGTCGGTTCTGCCCTGAAAGTCGTCGGCTCCTCTCTGGTCGCTTCCAAGTCGGAGGACAGGAACTACGACGCCAACATGGCCAAGGGGCCCAGGTTCACAGGTCCTCAGGGCTGCTCGTACCGGATCACCGCACTCGCAGTGGCGCAGGGACCCTCCCGAGCCAGGTTCTGCGTGTCCTACTACACGATCGCCGACAACAAGTGGAAGGAGAACGTGTACGCCGACACGATCGAGATTCCCGGCAACTCGCAGCCGTTCCCGATCGACGTCCGCGTGTCGGTGCCGTACAAGCCCGGCACGAACCTGCAGTTCATTGTTAATATTCGTACTGTGGAGGGGTGCACTCTCTCTAACTGTGTGGCCTACGCGGACACGCAGTTCGACGCAGTAGCGGCCAACATGAAACGCAGCGCCGACGCAGTCGCCAACCTCACCGGGCGCATGACCTCCATCGAGGGAACGGTGCGCACCAACACCAAAGCAGCCTCGGACGCGAAAGCAGCCGCCGACGCTGTGCAGTCCATCGCACAATCCGCCCAACGCGACGCTCAGGCACTGCAGCCCAAGATCACCGCCCTCGAAGAAGCCAACCGGCAGATTCAAGGGAGTATCCAACGCGATAGGGAAGCACTCGCCGAAGTACGCGTCATCGGAACCAACGCCAGAAGCGCCGCCGACCAGGCTGCAACCAAAGCGGCCGACGCGGCAAACAATCTTCTCGCACTCCAGAAGCAGATCGAGAACGTCAAGAAGGACCAGGCCGCGATCCAAACCAAAGCCGATCTGGCAGTGAGCACCGTCAAAAAGATCGAAGGAATCAAAGCATACTCCGAGGTCAACATCTGGTCCCCCGCAAGTATCTTCCTCGACCCCGACAGCTCAATGAAGGGCTATGAGGAATACGGGAGCAAGAATCTCGACCACTCCGTCGACCAGGCCTACACGCAGATCATCGACACACGTGAAGGCGCCGAATGGTGGTGGACCTGGAACGTCTGCGGCAAAACAGACCTGTGGCAATTCTCGTGGATGGTATGGGCCGGCGCCGACTCGTGGATCCAACCCTACTTCCAACTCCACAACTCCGCCGACATGACATGGGGCGACAAGATCTGGTTCCCCAGACAGGAAGTCTCCAAGGGCTCCTACAAATTCCTCCTGTGGACCAAGGACGTCCCCAACTACGACGACTCCAAATGGGACGGCGTCTGCCCCGGCGCCCAGATGAAAGGCGGCATCCGCCACTGGACCAGGTTCCCCAAGGCCCGGTTCTTCATGTCCTACGAGGCGATCCGCGGCGGCGTGTGAGGCTGTGGGAGGCCCGTAGACGGCACAGAAAAGCTCCCCCAGTACATCGTACCGGGGGAGCTCTTCTAGGCCCTCAGCGTGGCTTACACGAGGCTGTAGGAGTAGATGGACGCCAACACCTCCTCCACCTCGGGGGAGCGGCGGAACGTCTCATACCCACCAGGGTTGTCCACCGTCCACAAACACTCATCGAACTTCGAAGCAGCGAGCTGGATAGTGATCACACTGTCACGGTAGACAACACAGTGATTCACCACGTCAATCACAGGAGCCCCACCGAAACGAGCCTGAAGCTTCTGAGCCAACTCCTTCATCATCTTGAACTCAGTCATCGTAATCTCCTTCATATGGATGCATGTACTGCGGAACCGTATTCGGAAGCATACCGTACTCGGACTCAACCCAACGATACGCCCCATCCTGATTCGTCGTCTTATCTCCGTTATGGGATTGGATATCCCAATCCTCAGGGCCGGTCACTCTCACTCGATTGCCGTCGAAGAAAACGGCGCAACTGTCGAAATCAACCTGGAAACCATCCAACTCCTTCAACGGCTGAAACGACTCAATGAAAATATTCAACTCCTCCCACGGGTCGTAATCCATTAATCCCGCTCCTCCCAATCAAGCACACGCTGGAAATAGGTGTCGAGATCATCAACGAAGAGAGAAACACCCTCAGGGTCCTCCACAAGATAAGTGAGCAGTTGCCCGTTCTCCACTACAAGATCAACACCATAGCCGCCCATCATGATGTGATGGTTCTCCAAATCAACCTCGAAAGACTCACACGGATCTGCGTAGAACTCGCAAATCTTAACTGCATCCTCGAAATCCGTCTCTGCAGTCATGATCAATGCTCTCCTCCAGGAGCCGCCTTATTGATGAAATCAACGAACGACTGATCGTACTGGACACCGGTCTGCTTCTGCACATTCTCAAGCTGAGACACCATATGGTTGTAACGCTCCACCTCCATACGATTCTCATAACGCATACCGCACCAGAAACAAGCCAGCATGCAAAGAATGATGAGCAGAATCTCGATGAACTTATCCATGATCAGATCTCCTTTCCAGTGAACATGGACGCTATGTCGTTGAATGAGGCGATGATCCCCGATTGACCGCCAACCTCGATGCGGAACCTGTCAGGCTCCGACTGGTCCCTCCATATTACCGTGCCACCGGCATGGTCGCAAGTAAGAAACCTATCGTCACAATGGCTGACAGAACTATTCGCCAGAGCAACGGCGGCAACCATCGGCCAATCATCACTGAGGGTGAATCGCGTCTTCATACGGAGTGATGTCCTTCATCTTCAAGTAAACGAACACGGGCTGAACCTCATCGTCGGCAACGATCCACAGGTAATCCTTCACCAGTTGAATGCACTCGTGGAGGTCGCAGTTCAGCTGACCCTTGTTCAACGGCATCGTCGAAGCCGCCGAGATGTTCGCGGTGATCTCATGGAACTGAATCAACGTCTCACGATTCTGCACAATCGTCTCAGCCAACAGCACACGATGCGCCGCGTAATCGGGCAGCTCCTCAGTGAAAACGAGGGCAACGCCCTGGGTGACTTTCGAACCCGCCATGATCAATGCCTTTCAGTAGTGTCGATCCAAACAGTAACCGGAAACGCCTCACGAGGAGACACCTTGCAAGGACGATCCTCGTTAAGACTCAGTATACCCCTATTCGACTCGATATTGAGGTGTCTGTCGTGAACGGCCCAATTCTCGAACCATTGGCCACAATGCTCACACCTGATCAGCGCCTTGTTCATCCTGAAGCGCTCCGAGTGCAATGACTTGGTCATGGCATGTCCTTCCTCGTTGGCTTGTGAAACCAGTATAGCACACGGGGGCCAACAAGATCCAAGCCAGTACATGTAGCGGGGCGCAGTATATTGACCGGCCGGTTAGTAAAAGGGGTAAAAGTACTATTTAGTCGTGTACACAATATGCCCC